TAAAGTCAATCCTGCGCCCTGTTGTTGATATATCAAGAGTCGTCTATCGTGATGCCCAAACTTATTTTGCTATACTTCTCGACGATAATAATCGTAAACCAATTTGCCGTATGTATTTCAACAGCATTAGCAAGAAGTATATAGCTACTTTCGATGAAAATAAGAAAGAAACGAAACATGAAATTACTTCATTGAATGACATATACAATTATTCAAAAGAGTTGGCTGACATAATAAAGTACTATACAGAGAAGTAGATTTTAATAAAGCGGAGCAAAAAACTCCGCTTTATTTTTGTCATTCCAAAAACTATCCCCATATTTGCAATGCGAAACAGTAGTAGGATGTTCCTACTCCGCAGAGCGCGGTTAATGCTCGGCTTATTGTTTGGGCTTTTTTTATGCCCATATTAAAGATATTCGGCTGCCTTCCCTTGTAGATTTTGCTCTTCGGAGTTGGATACTACTACTGTTTCGCGACACGGGATATGGCAGCCGTTTTTTTGCCTATATGCGAAACAGTAGTAGTTATGAAAAAAGAAAAACAACGCGCCAACGGACGCTATGTATCCGTTGAGAAAGTTCAAAAAATGCTTCATGAACTGGCCTTAGAACTTTGCTCTGGCCGCAAACACCTTCAGGCAGATTGCCAAGGTACAACTATCGTTATTTACACCAATGGTGGCAGTGTCAACATCTTTTTTAATAAGGAAGGAGGTAGCAAATGACACCTAATAATGAAAACCGACTCTTCCCAATCAATATCGATGGTGCGCAGATATCTTCTGCCTCAGTTGAATCCATCAAGTTCATGCAAGACGAGAATTATGTCTGCTCCATGATATCAAATGTCGACGAAGTAATCGATATAATATTGGAAGAAACATTCCCATACGGTAAGGATGCCGATACTCAGCGTCTGCATATCGTTCGCAATCTCCGTGAAATTAGTCGCCATTTATCAACCTTTAAATTAGATAACGATGAAAGATAAAGAACAAACCATCACAGATATTAGTATTCACGTTGCAGCCTTGTCTGCATCATTCAAGCCTGCACCCGATGCCCGTCATACGACTCATTGGTTTACCACCGATGAAGTCTTCGATGCCATCCGTCGCATTGATCCGGGTGCTCAAATCACCAAGGATCAAGTTCATCAAGCCATGCACGATGCCGGTTATCAGTACCGGAACCGTCCCGGATCCGCAGGCTTAGACTTCCGCTGGATGCTCCAGGCCAAAGACATGAAATAGAGTAGGGACTCCGGGAAACCTCCACCGTATTAGTTACACAGAGAATACAAGGTTTCCCGGAGCTGCTTTTGTCCTTTCCTTATCCTTCTCCTCTTTCTACATTCGCTGCAAATAAGCAGCGTATATGATTACAGAACAACTCATTCGCAACAAATTTATAGCTGATGTCATGTCCCAAGGCATCAACAAAATCTACGAGACACAAGAAAACGTGGTTCGTACTTATCTGAACACTCGTTCCGGAGACCTGGTAGCACACCTTCAGCGTCGTCCCTTTACATCCCAGAATTCCGATAATAAGCAAGTCTACTATATGCGCATCTTCCCGTACCTTCGGTTTCTGGACATCAACTACCGTCGTGGATCCGACCGCATCTCCCGTCACATCCGTAGCAATCTTGCACTCTACAACCGCGTAGTCTGGGGAGTCCTCTATCATGAAACCTTCCCGGAAATCAAATACGGTTACACTCAGGAAATCCGAAGTTCCATCCGTCAGGAGCTGGAGCAAGCTCTTCAACAACCTTCTAATTAAATCGACATGGCTAAGAAACATCTATCCGAAGACGAAATCAGGTATATCATTTCCGGCGACAGTTCTAAGCTGCAGGAAGAGATCCATGCACTCACTAAGGATACTAAAGCCCTTAAAAAAGAGGAAAGTGAACGCCGTAAGGCTATGGTGGAGCTCGAAGCTCAAGGTAAAAAGAACTCGAAAGAGTACAAGAATCTCTCCAAGGAGTGTAGTGAATACAGTAAGCGCATTGCCGAGAATAACAAGAAGATCAGTGCTCTCAACCGCAGCATGAACGTCAATGACATGACTATGGGTCAACTCAAGAAAGAAGCCAAGCAACTTGCCGCTGTGCTGGATGACCTTTCCGAGTCTGCTAATCCGGAAGAGTATGCCCGCTTGAACTCCAGGCTCGCAGAGGTTCGCAATCGCATGGGCGAACTACGTAATGCCGGCAAGAAAGTCAACCAGGAATCTGATATGGGCGTGGCCCTGATGTCTAAGTTGAAACTTGCCGTCAAAGCCTTCATAGCAGTGAAACTTCTTGGATGGCTCAAGTCCGCTCACGATCAGGCCTACGAAACCCGCAAGGAGTTTGCCAAGTACGAAGCCGTCCTTCGCAATACTTTCCAGTCCCAGAAAAAAACCAACGACGCAATGAAGATGCTCCAGCAACTTGCTGCAGATACCCCCTCTTCAATGCAGGAATGGACCGAGGCATATATCAAACTCATCAACCGGGGTCTGAAGCCCACCAGTCAGGAGCTCGTAAATATGGGAGACTTGGCTTCCTCTCAGGGTAAGTCTGTCGACCAGCTCATCGAAGCTATTCTCGATGCAATGACTGGCGAAAATGAACGACTGAAGGAATTCGGTATCAAGGCTTCCAAATCTGGAGAAACCACCAAGTTCACTTTCCGTGGTGTCACCACCGAAGTCCGTAACTCCGAAGATGCCATCAAGGATTACCTGCTTTCACTTGGCCGCATCGATGGCATTGCCGGTTCTATGGCTGTGCAGATGCAGGAACTCGAAGGTATCCAGTCTAACCTCGGCGATACGATGGACGCCTTTTTCAATAAGGTAGGTAAGAAGTTAGAGCCATTCTGGAAATGGGCCATGAAACAGGCAAACGATTTCTTCAGTACTATGGGCGATTTGCTCACGTCCTACACTGAAACCTATGATTTGCATTTCGATAAAATGGTACAGCTCGAAGGCACTCTTCCCGGTCTTGTTTCTCGATATGAGGAGTTGGCTGGCAAGTCATCACGGTCTGCCGAAGAACAAAAAGAGTTGGCCAGTGTCATTTCACAGGTTCAGGCTATGGTTCCCGGTGCTGCAACAGCTTTCGATAATTACGGTAATGCCATAGCCATTTCCGGAGAGAAAGTCGAGGAATTCTTGGCAAAGCAACGCGCCTTGCTGAAATTCGAGAATCAGAACGCAATTAAGGAAACCACTAATCAGCTTGAGGAATATCGCAAAACCTACGACAATCTCATTGCACAACAGGAGCAAGGTGGTGCAACTATAACCCAGACTAATGGCCAGTTTGGCGGCAGCACCTCTTATATCGATACCACCACCATGCCCCAGATTGAGGCAAATATCAAGAAGTACGGTGAGTTGATTCAGGGTGCTGAAGAAAAGCTGAAGCAATTGAATGGTCAGACGGTCGAAGACGCGATTCGCTCCCAAAAGAAAATGCTTGAGGCGCGGCACAATTTCAATAAAATGGATGAAGTCCAACTGAAAGCCTGGATAAAGAACAATAAAGATACCTATAAGGAATACGCGGAGATTGCTTAGGAGATTTATAATAAACGTTTTCCTGAAGAGAACCCGGAAGCTGCAAAGAAGAAAGCGGAAAAAGCAGCTAAGGCAGCAAAAGCAGCGGCCGAGAAAGCCAGAACTGCAGCCGAGAAAGAACAGCGGGATAAGGTATCCACCGAACAAGCCGCTGTGAAATCCCTCGAAGCTCTCCGCGAAGAAGACTTGCAGAATCAGCAGAAGACGTACAACGATTCTCTGGCCGCTCTGAACTCGGTCCAGTCCACCGGCAAACTCACCAAGCAGCAGTATGAAATGATGCTGTTGGAGCTGAACAAACAGAATGCCGACGCCCGTCTCAAGATTGAGCAGTCCTACTATTCCGATGCCCAATCGATGGCCCTTACTGATGCTAACACCAAAGAAGACATCGTCCGGAAATCCAATCAGCGTGTTATCAATGCTGAAAAAGAAGCCAATGTTACCCGTGCCGCTCTGCAAACACAGTTGAATGAACTTATCAAAAGTTTTAAGGATCAATTCAAACTAACTACTGTCGATGAAGACTATGCGATGCAACTTAAGGTGCTCGAGGCATCCTATCAGGCCCGGAAGGAAATGGCCGAAAAGAATAACCTCGATACCACTGAGCTTGACAAAGCCTACTATCGTGCCAAGGAGCAACTCGAATCCGAATATCAGCAACGTCTCCTGGCTATTCGCAATCAATACGGTCTCACAACTCAGCAGGAACGTCATAATGCAGAGTTAGAGCAATTGAAGCTCGCACGTGCTCAACAACTACTCACTGAAGAAGAATACGAACAGGCTGTCCAAAATCTCAAGCGAGACAGTTATAAAAAACAGTTTGATTATTATGCAGATCTATTCTCCAATGCTATTCAGTCTTTACAACAAGCTGAAATGGATCAGATCGACGCCAAGTACGACGCTGAAATAGAAGCTGCCAAGGGTGATGCCGATGAAGTTGAACGCCTGGAGAATGAAAAGGCTCAGAAGAAACTCGATATCCAGAAAAAGTATGCTGATGTCAATTTTGCAATTAAAGCCTCTCAGATCATTGCCGATACAGCTGTAGCCATAATGAAAGCACTTGGTGAACTTGGACCAATTGCTGGTCCTATTTTTGCAACTTTAATGGGAGTTACTGGTGCTGCTCAGTTGGCCAGTGCCAAGGCCGAACGCGATAAGGTCAAGAATATGACTCTCTCCGGAAGTACATCTTCCGGATCCGCCGCCGGTGCCCGTGTTGCTACCGGTCGCCAGGAAGGTGGCAAAATAGATGTCCGCCGTGCCCAGGACGGCAAACTCTTTCCGGACTCCGACTATGATCCGGACGCTCGCGGCTTCATCGATCGCCCTACCGTCATAGTAGGAGAGGGGCCTGCCGGCCAATCAAAAGAATGGGTGGCCAGTAACGCTGCTGTCGAGAATCCCACCGTAGCACCGATCTTGGATATCCTCGATAAATCCCAGCAAGCCGGCAACATCCGCACGCTCGATCTCAACCAGGCTATCCGCGCCCGCATGGCCGGTTATGCTTCCGGCGGATCAATAAGTAAGACGTCTTCAACTCCGGATCCGACACCTGCTGGCAACTCAGGCACTGCACTGCCGCCAGAACTCATGGAGAAGTTGGCTCGTTCCATCATCCATCTTGATGAGTATGGAGTACCGGCTTCAGTTGTTCTTTCCGACATCGAGCGGAAGACAGAACTTCGCAATCGTTCTCGTTCCATTGGATCCAAAAAACAAGCATCATGAAAATAGTTAATACTAAAGCTGGTCAAGCCTATCACCTCACTCCTGGCACTCAACTTGAAATCGAACGCCCTAACCTCTTTTTCAACGAATGGGGTGAACAATCCTTGCCAACTGATCTTCCAGACACTGACCAGAATCGTCAGCTCACTAACTACCCGGACATGCTGGCCAACCGGAACAAACCTTCAGCCAACATCGATTGTAGCATCCAAGATGGAGATTACTTTATGCCTTGCCGGCAAGCCATTTTAGGGGCCAAACGCCGTGAAAAGATTTCCACGACATTCTATATGAACGAAGGTTCCTTCCTTTCCAGGATATCCGATGTCACCCTAACCGATATCTTTGGTGATGAAACCATTCCAGGAATCACCACTGTCCAGCAAGGAATAGACTTCTGTTGGTCCCTTCGCGATAACTCGCATCCCTATTTTGCCATTTTCCCGATAACAGTCAACCTGGATGGAGACCGTCGGTATGTCAATCGCATCAATTATATGAACGATGCCGGTGTTTGCATATCCGACAGATCTCCCGAAAAAGGAAACTATCGTTTTTACAACTCTTTCGAACGAAAAGAAACCGTCAACAATCGTATCATCAAGCTTGAGCCGGGTTATTACATTTCTCCATTCATCCGTGCCGCATACCTATTACGCCGCATCTTCACTTACTTTGGGTATACCTTGCTCGATCACTTCCTTTTGACGAACGAACCTTTCAGCAAAATGGTATTTATAAACAATACCATCGATTCCCTCGTCAACGGCACAATTTTGCTTTCCCACCTGGTGCCCGATTGTATGGTCAACACTATTCTCGATGTTTATCGCAAAAAGTTCTGTTGTGAGTTTATCCCCGACGAAGTTGCACGTACTGTGCGGATAGAACTGTTCAACGACATCATGGATTCAAAGCCAACAGTTGATTTAACCCCATATCTGAAATCCCATCCAGAACTTTCTTTCTCCGAATACCAACAGCTCAAACTATCCTCTGAAACAGTGATTACAGAAGGAAATACCTACGATTCAACTTACGAACTGGAAGCTAAATATCCGGAAGCCTGGTACAAAGAGGCAGATGGCAGCTATTGCCGTACAGGCTACGCAGACAGTATTATCGAAGAACGACTTTCTGATGGCAACATTCCCTATTATGCCGGCGGTCCTCTTAAAGCTTATGAAGTAAAAGTGCCGGATTGTGCATTTTGCATATCATATCTTGCCTTTCCAGATATACCCAATGCGGATAGAGGTAAAATGAAAGCTGGAGAGACAGCACCTTATATCGGTGACGGTCGTACACTCAATTCAACGATTGACGGTGTACCAGCAGAGAGTGTCGACGAAGATTCTGCAGCATCAGATGAAGATGTTGTAGCAAACAATCCAAATCAGAAACCTATCCTGGCTTTTGTACAATATAGCTCTAATTATGCAATCGGAACTAATCACGATGTATTGGGTAAATGGGGATATTCCTTGCTATATAATGGTCCCACTGGTATATTCGAGAAATTTTACCGAAAGTTTGACAACCTCCTCCGTAATTCCCTTCATAAGGTCTCTGCCGATTTATTGCTCCCTAACTCTTTAAAAAATTCCCTTCAAGTCCATCATAAGGTTACTCTCCAGGGAGTTGAGCTGTTATTCAACATCTTTAAATACACCATCGGTGGAAAATCAGAACCGGTTACATCCGAACTGATGACAACCTCGCTCTATGAGCCATTATCCATAGCCAAGGCTGAATCTGAACGCATGGTCCGGAATACGGAATACAAATGGATGATCGTTTCTTCCACTACAGAAGTCAGTGAATCTGAATATATTGCTGCCGGTTATACTATCGGAGAAGGTGAAAGTGACATGCGGAATACTATTTCGGCCATCTATCCTTTGCCGCCAACCAAGGCTATTTATGATGCCGGAGGCACTTATTATCACCGTAACTATTATATATGTCTTATAAGCCGAACAAATGGAAAAGTTTATTATCGCATAGATTTATCCCTACGTCCGGCACTATTTTCAGAAAAGGATCCCAATGAACGTCCCACGCGTCCATCAACGAGTCCTACCTGATTTTGTCCTTTAGTTACTCCCAATCCAATTCTAATTTTGGCATAAAAAGAAATCAATATGACTATACTGCAGCAACCTGATGCTTTATCGCTATCTCAGAATCTAAAGGAGTTCCACATTTCTTCAGATGTTCAGGTACCCTTTATTCTGAAACAAGGTGGTGTGGAAATCTTATCCCAGCGTTACGATCCTTCC